AAAAGTCACAAAAATTTATAAAATTTTATAATTAATTTTTATCTTTTTTCATAACTTGTTGAATTTCACGTTGCTTCATAAGCATATTACGTATTTCTTTATGCTTTTCGTCCAACTCATCCTCATCATTCATCGGATAATCTTCAATATTTTCGCTCGTATCTTTATGTGGCACATATGAAAACACCATACCCCCCGCTTGTAGTTTCATCCCCTCAGAAATTTTTTCCGGAGGACTTGTTTCCGGGGGTTTCACGTCCTCGATCTTTACTTCCGGTGGTTCGGCAGCATCGAGATTAATTGTAAAAGTCTCCCCTGTCCATCCCAATGGATCGTTAAACTCATTCAACACATCCTTCACCTTATCGCTCACCTCTTCAAGCAATGGTTTAGTCGATACTTCAATTACAACATTCTTTTCTATTAATTCGCTTGCATTTAATTCAATCAAAGAATCACTTCCCATAGATTCTTGGACTTCATTCCCTTTCATTTGGGCGTAATTACCCACCATCTTGGTCAACGGGTCTTCATTTGCTCTTTCTATGGCATGTGATTCAAAATCTTTAATAGTGTCACCATCAATAACATCGCTCACTACCACATGTATTAAATTTATTTTATTATCCGATAACGTTTCAACATGCCCCTCAAGTCTATCCAACGCTTCTTCGTCAGCACCGGGTGGTAAATTCTTTGTATACTTAAAAGGATATCTTTTATCCTCGATAATAATCATCATTTTATCATTATCAAAAATACAATCACTAAACGTTTGGCCGTCACGTGCAAACCTTGCTTTAATGATATTTATTGTCGCAAGATTGGCTTCTTTTTGGTCACGTGTTTTAGCCACACTCATAAAAAAATGTGCTTTTTGAAGCCTTTTGATGCTACCACCTGTTTGAAACGCTTCTACAATCTCTGCATTAAGTCCACCACGATTTGTTTGAAGTGCCGTCCATGCAGGAATATCCAAATCAGACGCCATTGCCTCAAATGATTTGATAATCACCAATTCCGCCTCTGTTCTGTCGGGGGTCTTCTTATGTGAATCAAGACAATCAAGGTAATCGAGCACCACGAGATCAAAATTAAAACCATATTTTTTCTGATGCCTGTTGATCCACGCCCGAACGTCCATCATGGTGGTATTCTCCTGACTCATCTTGATAATAACGAGTCTGCCTTTACCTTTCATCTTCTCGGCCTTGGCAACAAGAATCTCCTTAACCTTCTTGGTTTCCTTTTCTATCTCACTCAACGGCACTTCTGACCAAATAGTAAAATGCTTCCTTTGAATTTGTTCAACCGTGTCCTCAAATATGATCTGAAGAACATTTTTATTGCATCCATATGCGGTATTGGCTATCTTAGTCAATGCGGTCGTCTTTCCAACCCCCGAAGGTGTTAAAATCACCCCAATTTCACCCTTGCCAAGACCACCTCCGGTCAATGTGTCAATTACATCAATACCTGTCGGTATAGTCTGCCTGAATTCCTTTCTCAACACCTTGTCGATGTTCTCGAACACTTCTGTACCTTCATCCTCTTCAACACCAATATGTGCAATTTTTTGAAATTTCTCCTCGATTTGGGCAACGATATGTTTATTCTTTATTTCACCATTTTTCGTTTTATCAATGATAAATTCACCCGTTTTCCTATATTCCTGTTGTTTAATAAACATATTCGCCGATCTACGAACAATCTCACCATCGTGCAACATCTCCTTATTCAAAACTCTTTCATTCCACAATTCAATCTGTTGAAGTGCAGAAAACAACGATTCTTCTTCGATTTTATTATTCGGTGTTTTGAATTCGTTAATTGCTTGTTGGATACTACGGTTTTGAAGATTGGGGACTTTCCCATATTCTTTAAAAAACTCATAGATGATAATGAACATTCTCTTCATGATGGGTTCATCAAAATAATCGACAGCCAAATTCGGCAGTATTTTCTCTGCGAATTCAGGTTCGACAAGGAGTTGCCACATCATTTTCCTTTGAAAATCCGGACCGAGATATGATGTGAAAGTATTTTCAAAAGTTTCGTTCATATAAGTGCGTAAAATAAAAGGGCAGTTGCAAAAAACAACCACAAACAACAACGGTAAACAATTATTGAAACTAACTTTGCAACCGCCCTTATATTATTATTTTTTAATTCCGATGGTTTAATTTCCTCAACAAGTCCTCCCTTTTAGCAGACGAGAACTCCCTTATTTGACTGATAGAATACCCCTTATAATTAATCAACATATAATCATCCCACATGTTTTGGATATCTCGTTTTTTGATCTTCTCGAATATTTGGTCAGCAATTTCAACGACAGTGTAATACACATCAAACGACCACCGGGCAACGGGATTGAAACCATCAACATAGAACAACCTTTCGACGATTGGTTTATTGTTAATATAAAAACCAATCTTACATTCAACACCCCTTATAACCTTCTCTTCAATGTGTTGAACGATTGACTGTGGATTGTAATACCCTATCCTTCCAATAGGAGTATGTATTATAGATTGATAATGATGATAAAGGTTATACGAATAATTGGATGAATCTGCATTATTTATATCCTCCCTTCCCACTTCAAAAATTACATCGTAACTTTTTTTTGAAAGGGTTTTTTGAAGCCTGGTTATGGCTTTTGGCAATATATCCCGTATATCGATCGCATATCTTGTGAATGGGTTGAACTGATCTGCATCAAATGCTTTTTCACATAACAAAATGTCCTTTTGATATAATGAAAACTTAAACACATTACTATATCCTTTTTCATCCATTTTAATCGATATTATTGTTAGTTAGTAGTCTATACAAATATAATCAGATCACTTTAAAATTAAAAGGGTTTTTATAAATTACCCCCGTTATTTTTCAAGTATTCTGTAAGTAATTGTTTTTCATTCATTATTACTGTGTAAAATGGCTCAACATAATTTACAAAAGTACCCGTGTATATTTTTAAAAACTCATCTTCCTGCATCATTTTAAGAAGGTTTTTATGTCCCCTACCTTCCGAAGACAATGGCACTTCCAACTGCAATAATTCTTCTTTTGCTTCTTCTGTCAGCATCGGCACTCTTAAATTAACCAATTTATAATTAGTTTTCAATCTTTCCACTCCTTTTAACAGATTCTCAAAAACTTTTAATGGTTTCTTTTTCTCTACAATCCTCTGTTTGTTCATTTCATCTGCTTTCTGACAAATCTCCTTGACAGTCACATGCCTAAACTTTATTTCCGGAAAGTGTTGCAAAAGCGTTTTTTCCCCCCAACCATGAATCCCTTGAATATTATCGGCATCATCACCACAAATAATCTTCAATACTAACGCATTGGTATAATGATGATCAAAATGCATTATATAATTTGTCTTATTGAGAGGCTCATCAATACCAGGGATTATCATCGAGATATTCAAATCTAATAATTGTGCAAAATCCCTATCGGCAGAATAAAGAAATATCTCCTCCTTGTTATTGTATTGCAAGCAATATGCGGCGATCAAATCATCGCCCTCAACATCATCAATCTCGATCTGTCTTAAAAAAAGTTCTTCTGCATATGCTTGTATCCTTTTTCTTTGCTTAAGAATAGACTCCTCCTTTTCTTTCTCCCTACGTATTTCAGCGGCGGTCATTTCAATCCTTTTATGCCATTCCTTAGTCTTTCGATTGGCTTTATATTCGCTATCAATGTAATGTCTTAATATACCCCCACCTTCACCGTCCCATGCCAACACAACCTTGTTGATCATATGTGTCTTGATCAATTTACGAACGGTAGTCATAAATGTATATAAACCACCACAATGACCAAAAGAACTTGTATAAACATCTTTTGCGCCGTAAAACGACCTTTTCAAGAGATATGAAGAGTCTACCAACAAAGTCCTTATTTTCATTCTTCCGATTTTTCTTCAACCTCCACTCTTTCAATAACTTCATCCTCAAAAGAAATCTTACCATTAGCATCGATATTCTTTGTCGACAATTTAAGGTCTTCAGCATTGATACTATCATCCTCAAACAAATTGCGGAAATAAAGTATGTTTTTCTTTTTAAAAACCTCAATATCATCAGGATATACAAAACCGAGCGGTGTGGATATGATAGTGCCCTGCATTGAAATACCACCCAACGGTCCATCAATATGGTTCTTAGCAACACTGATCTTAGTCTCAATACCATAACTCACGGTACGTTTCTTACTATCAGCGGTCGCTGCTTTCGTTCCATGTGTAACGATCCCACCCATGTGAAAAATAAGCCTTGCGCCAAGATTCCAAGTTTCCCCGCCCTTATGTTTAACAACACCCTTATTCATGTTGTCAATCCAAATCTTTTGTGTAGCAACAACAGTATTGGTATGCGGCTTGTTAATCTTCCTACTACTTGGAATTGTGTTATTCAACAAATACATAAATGCTTTCTCATACGCCCCGGCATTCCACATATTATTCTGAGTTTCATCCTTCTCAGAAGCGTTGATTGTTTTAATACAATTCAACGTACCGATTGAATCGATTGCAAACAACAGGTCAGCATCCAATGCACCGAAAGCCTGCCTGTCGAGGTAATAATAAAAACATTTTGCTAAATCTTCAATTGAAGCCTCTTTCCTGTCCTTATCCTGCAATTTGCCAAATTTATCAAGTAAGAAATCGTTGTCAATATAAATATAATTATCAAAATCGAACCCTAATTCCTTCAAACGATAATTTCCCCGTCTTAAATTATTTTCAGTATCAATCAATATAGGAACTATTCCCATTCTTTGTGCTGATACAAGTGCCTCACAAATTGCAGTGGATTTTCCTGTGTTTGTGTGACCTCGGACTTGATTAACATAACCCTTGGCAAATCCCGGTATCCCGGTTGCCCTTCTCACACCGGAAGACATCTCTATCCATTCCAAAGGTTTGTCGGGAATGTTTTCAATACCTTCCTTTTTCTTGAAATCGTCCAATGAAAAGGTTTTTTTTACAGTCGGTTTCCTTACCACAGGATTGTTATCGGGGACTTCCTTATTCACTATTTTTGCCATATTATTTCAGTTTTTTACATAGTTTAAAAGGGGGGATTTTTTATGTCCCCCCATTGTTTTTCAAATTACGCCTTAAAAGGGCAGATCGTCATACTCTTCGCCAGTTCCTTCCTTGCCAGGATCGGGTGCTTCCTCGTTGGACTCACTCTTTGCCTGTGAAAGAATAGAAGCACCAACGTCAACCGAATTGTCAACATATGTACCGACCTTATCGGGTGTGATATTGCTAATAGTTACACGTGGATATTCCTCGTCCTCATCCAGATCAGATGCGTATTCAAAATTTTCATCATCGTTACCGTCAAGGTCACGGTTGCGTGTATTGGCAGCCAATTCAAGATCGGGGCGACCAGGGAATACCCAATGTTTATTATT